GGCGACCTCCAATTTTTGAAGGTTTACAACAACGACTTTTTTATTTTCTGCCATAATTATTTTACATTTAAAACTTCAAACAAAACACTAACATTCACATAATTGCACTTCAAAGCAGTATCCACTTCTGTACCTATGCTATAAATGGAATAGCGATAGAAAGAACCATTATAGCGACCTGTACTTCTTAATATACTCATAGCCATTCTTTCAAGTTCATTCAGTCTAATAGAGTTCGCTTCGTTCTCACTTAGATTGGGAACACAAAGGTTCACCTCAGCAAAAGACTTCTTCCAATACGTTCCTGGTTGCTGTTTCTTGGTGTGAATAACAATCCTTTCAGAATGCAACTCACCTGTCAGCGTTTCACCATAAGGAACAATATCAATACCGAAATCCTTACAATCCCGATAGAGGATATTCGCTATGTCAGTAGTTACTATCATTCAAATTCTTCCTTTAATCGTCTCTCTGCATAGAGTGCGGCACCACTTAAAACATCAAAACCTTTAGATTCCACAAATGAGGCATATTCAGCTTCGTTTTTCAGTGTCAAACCATTCTTATCGACATCGTAATCATTGGACGTTCTCAAAGTGAGTGTATGGTCTTGATAATCGCCATTTTCCTCTGCGAACTTCACGGCTTCATCTCCCACATCAATCATCTTCTTCTCGACTTCCCATTCTCCCTCATCAAAGAAATCATCGACATCAGAGAAATCAAAATCTACATCCATAATTCCGAATAGTTAAAATAGTTCGTACACTTCACCATATAAACCTCTCCTAGACCTCTCACGTTATCTCCATCTATACATCTGACTTCATCGCCTTCCTTGACAGAAATTCGCTTTTCACATACAACGTGGTAATTCGGTCGGTACACTTCTCCATTGACTGATGTAAACTCTTTTGTTGAATTATCATCACAGCGGCACTTACACACCTCCTGCCAGTCCTCACCACCTGTTCCGGGAATGGGTCTGCCAAACTCATCACGTTCCATTTCGGTGATAACCTTTACCTGCAATATGTGTGGAGCGAATATCATAAGAAAGTCACTTTAGGTTTACTACTCAGTTCGTCTTTCAAACCGTACTGTTTACACAGCCATGAGTACAATTTCATTAGACTATCAACATAATTAGACCAAGACACAGAAAATCCGCTTTCGCTGACCGAAGATGGATTTTGTATCATCCACGGAATTTGCTTGGCACAAGCGACCTCTAATCTTGCCCTATTTTCCTCGGCAAAAGGTTCTTCGCCATCCAATCCCGTTCTTGAAAGTATATTTTCAACTACAAGATTAGACGGGGGATTCTTATCAAATACGCTTAATACAAACTCCTTGTTACTCATGGCTGATATCATTCAATATGGTGTAATCAGTTTACTATATGCGGTATAGCTATAATGCGTGCAATACTTTGATTTATAGATGTATCTGAACGGACATTTGGGAACATTAATTCGTATCCCTTGAATAGCCGCTTCCTCTTTTATCGAACACATCATAGCCGGGTTATTTGCAACCAAGAATATAGTCTGTGGCATGGTTAGTACAACACAATCAGCCGGAGCCGTTTCCAAAGTGATAGACTGAATATCCGGCAAACCGGCATTAACCGATGGATTCACATATTCACACTTGGGAGATTCCACACTTGATGCCTGCACGCTCAACGAAACCAAAGACATCATCAAAAAACCACACATGGCAAAAATAAAATTCTTCATTTCTTTTCTGATTTATAAAATTAGACAATGGAAGGGTAGAAGCACTACCCTATCCTTTTACTCGATACCTAATGCTTCTTTCAGTTTGGCTGTTGATTCTTCATCCAGTTCTGAAACCTTAGACAAAAGAGTTTCCTCTTTCATATTGCCGGAAGCCTGCGCACCGATAGATTTCAAAGCATCAATCAAAGTCTTCTTCTCAAACTCCTTTTCAAAGAGGGAGATTTTCACCTCTTTCTTTTCTTCAGGGGCTTTCACTTCGGGATTTTTTTCCTCAATCCGTTCAGCAAGTCTGCGGCTTTCCATATCCAGCACACGGGCTTCCTCACCGACTTCAATCACTTCACCGGGAGTATAATACTTTCCGGTGAACTTGTCGCGGAAAACTGATATAACCTTTACTTTCATATCCTACCTCCTTATGCTGATTGGATGGATGCAATTTCGCTCAAATCGAAATTGGTTATCAAATCTGGATTGGAAATCTGCGGAATCCACTCTGCCGTATATTCCATGTAGCGACCGTTTTTGTCACGGTAGTTGGAGATAAGCATCTGCCCCTCTGACGGGATATAAGTACGTCCTTGTACAGGGTCTGTCGCTTCATACGGGGTATGATGGCGCATATAACCAATGTTGTCAGAAGGTAACAGAGTAATACGGTTATCCGCGTAAATCTGCACATTCTTTCCCGTCTGGTCTTTCACGTAGTCCTCCTTGATTTCGATGCGAGGCAGACCGATGCCGGTGAACACTTCGGAAGCCAAAGAAGAGGAAACCAATCCCGTACTCAACTTCATCTCATTAGAACCAAGAATCATCTTGTACTGCTCACCAAATTCAGATGAACCAAGAATAAGTTTGTTGAAAGATGCACGGGTCATTATCATCTTGGCATAAACACCAAAATCCGGAGCTAAAGAATGAAGTTTCTCTCTCAAATAAGAGATAAACATATTCTTTCCGTCCACAACCACATCTCCACTTTTCGGCTTGATAAAATTGAACGGAAGGGTAATCTCCAGCAGTTTATTATTGGTCTGACCGGAAGTGATTGCAGCGTCTTTGTTGTAAACGGTGGCTTCACCAAGCATCAACAGCGCACCGACAATAATATCCATACGCTTGTGGGCAGCAAGGGTAATCTGACGGTAGTCGTCTGCCAGGAAGTTTACAATCTCTTCCATTGCAGCCTTTTGGTCGGCTGGCTTAGCTGCATTGAACTTGTCAATCAAATCCTGCAATTCAGAAAGACGGTCAATAGACATCTGATAAGCATCACCCAAATAGGCAATCTCACCATATCCGGAACCGATGTTCCGACGTTCACGGATGGGTTTCTCTCCAAAACGTGAATTGATAGAGCCGGCCATAACTCCGGTTACAGAACCGATATAATCCTTGAACACACGAGTAGTTACTCTGCGGAAAGTAAGATACTGCTGCCAATAGATTGTGTCCTTGCGTGTCTGGTTCACACGTCTGATGATAGCGGAAACAATGTTCGCATCATCGAATAATGTTTGAATCGTTAAAAACATATCCTACCTCCTTACTCGTTAAACTCAAACCATCCCTTCATGTTGGCTTTATCGTTCTCAGAGAACGGCATAACCAATTTTGAAGGTTCAATCTCTGCGGCTGTACGAAGCAATGAAACCAATGTAATTCCGTCCTCAACCTTTGTACGGTTGTACAGAGCCGAATTAGCGACATGCTTTTGCTTTAAACCATCAACTGCAACCGCATTGAATAATACAGCATCTTTGGCAATATTCTCACCAAAAGCAGCCTTAATAGTCAATACATCATAACCGGCATTAGACTTATCAATTGCCGTTACTTCTGCACCTTTCTTACCGCTTCCGACAAACATACCCACATAAGCCAAAGAGTTCTTGGCTACTTTAATAGACAAAGCCTCTCCACCAGTGGTATAGGCTTCCGCAACTCTCACATTGATTACCGCATAAGCGAACTTGTTTTTCAAGTCCGCACAAATTGGTGTAAATCCGGGAAGAAAACTTCCCACTACCAGGTTCTGCGTATCAAGTTTGAACGGACCACGTCTACGAATGCCGGTCTGGACATCGTAGCGTTCCTCTTGCTCAACGGGCGGAACCAAGTCATACTTAAATCCTGCTGACATAATTAATCCTTGTTTTGTTCAACAATAGTTTTCGTTCCCTCATCAATCATCTTGGCGATAGATTCAGATTCTTTCTCAATCTTCGCTTCCGCTGATTCGGGAGGGGTTACGCCTTTGAAGCCGTCATTTGCGAACTCCTGCTTCAAGTCCTTGAAGTATGCGTCCAAGTCCTCATCGTCCTTAATGGCGCATCGTTTGGCGTAGTTTTCGGGAATACCATACTCTTTTGCCTTTGCCAAAATCTGCTGGCTACGTGTTGCTTGAGCCTTTTCCGTTTCAAACTGTGTTAGCTTATCAGAAAGGTTCTTGTTGGAGTCAATTAAAGCTTGCGCCCATGCAGGCACATCGTCTTTATTTTCCGTTTTGGTGGTTGTGGTAGTCTCGATTGGCTTACCGTCTTTAAGGTTATGCCTCTTCTCGTAGTTAGTCACTGCCGTTTTTGAAGCATCCCCGGCACGGAAATCACCATAGGAATTAAGCACGTCCGAAAA